GTTCCAGCAGGTGATACCCATGGAGCAGCATTGTTATCTGTTGCGGCCATGATTCCGGCTGTTGAAGATGCGGCAGGTATCATGATATATTTGTCATTATACTTATCATACACCTTTAAAAAGTTATTATCGCAAATTCGATATGAGCTACTACCCATATTAGCGACCGCAAGTGTTGCAATAGTATTAGTTACTATTGTTGCTGGATTAGCAACTCCTACAACATCTGATCTTGCAGGTGATACGCAAACAACACAATCTTTTCGTGCTTCGGCTGTAGCCGTTATATCAGAGGCAACAGTTGCGTGATCTGATCTTGCAGATAAACTATTTGCGAATAAGATATCAACATCTACTGTATCGGCATCTTCTAATTCATCGAATGCTGTTAGCATTCCACTCATATCAGCAGCCGCAGGATCTACTCCTCCACTAAATGCTAATACAACAGTTGACGTATCTGCAGGTAAATAGTTTTTACCGCTAGTTGCCGCTGTTCCTGCATCAGCATCAAATGTGCCAGTTGCTCCGAATCCACTCATCCAAACATATTCTGATCCTCTATTTACTACATCTTTAATATAGTTACTAGATCCGTCTGTTTTCTTAGAATTTGTTGCTAGTGATACAAATGGGAATGTTTCTAGAACCTCTCCCTTTTCACCAAATTCGCCATTTACGTCGATAACAGCAACGTGAACTTCGTCATTAGTTGCTCCCTCTGCAGTAGCAGTAGCTGATGTTCCGGGGAATGTATCAAATTCTGTTCGTGCACCCCATAGAGCAAACTGATCTGAGTCGGCTAAGCAAACCTCAACTTTAAGTGAGTTGCCTAATGCTCCGGGATATTTAGCGATGAATGTATGATCCTGAGTAGCTAGAGTTGCTTCTTGAGCGTCCCAAGATGTTGAATTGTTAATTGTTGGTGCTGCCGCAGAATCCGCATTGTGAGCGTTTCTTGCGTTAGCGTCTGTTGTCCGTACAACTTTTAGATTATCAGCATATCGTAAATAATATGCTGCACTATGAAAGTCTACGGAGTTTGCATCGTTAGGTGAAGCAAAGGTTTCTACCAATTCTGTCTCAGTTGCAACAGTCATTGGTACTCCTACTGGTCCCCAACGAAAACTACCTACCGTACCACCGATTGTAGTGCTAGCTGTACGAATACTTGTACTAGCATCAATCTCTTTGATTACTACGGAAGGACTTGATGAAGGTACTCCAAGTGCCATGTGTTTTTTCCTTTTTAAATAATAAGATCTGTCATAATACGGCGGGTTTTCACTATGTTCTTATTTATAACTTATTAAAAGTCTAGATCTGGCCTCTCTTCTATCTGCCATTGTCGTCTATCTTCATCTATTACGGGTACATGTGGCAAACCATCGTCAACATAACCAAATGGCAATACATCAGCTTCTATTTCTTTCATTCTTTGTTCAAATAACATTTCTTTTAAATTAATATCTGTTAATTCACCAAAATAATTTGTACCAGCAAAATAACCAAACAATACTAAATTCATAACTAAATCATCATGGTTACCCTGTGATGCTTCATATGATTGACCTTTTGCCTCAAACGTAGATATTTCTAATATTGTTTGTTGATCTACAACCTCTAGTTTATTATTTTCTAGTAAGTCTTTAAATGATGAGCAACCAATACGTTTAACTTTTCGTGTCATCTCTATGCCTAATCCACTTGATTTAACCGCTGATTCAACGTGAAAGTTCTCATATTCTAAATCATGATACAAACCATTACAAACAACTTGACCTGCATCATTTGCCTCAACAACAACATAAGCATTGTTGTAGGCTTTTGCAAATTTATAAATAAAATCAGGGAAGAGAATAGGCGAGATAAGGTTATTGCGATATACAGCAACCTGTTTAAAAGGCCTCGTGCTAATGTCGACTACATTAAAAGTACTATAGTCCTGGCCTCTTCCCTTCGCAACATCTACCATCAAAACATATTCATGTTTAGGTACAGCTTCCTCATAAATTAATGCATCACCTTTCACTTGAATGGGATTCTTTGCTCGTAATCCCATTAGTGTTTCAGCATTAATTAACGTATCACCTGTACCGAAAAATGTATTTCCAAACTCCTGATCGAATTGTAATCGAGAAGTATTGGCAATAGTTTGTTCTTTCCACTTCTCATCCCGGCCGGGTACGTCCCACCAGTCTACTCTGAATGGTTTAAATTCATTTGTTTTTTGTTGTGCTCCCTCCCAAATTTTGTGGAACACATTTCCTATACCATTAGCAGTAGATGTGATTATGACCTTAGTATCTTTACCAGATGAAATCACAGGATAAGTTGATGCAAAGAATTGCGCATCATTCTCGACAAATGCCACCTCTAATCGCACTTGACGATGTTGAAGCTGCAATGATCTTACTATTATTAGAAAATTCTAGTGAACCTTTGTTTAAGGCTTTTGTACCTGGTTGTAGAAAGAATGGTAAGTTTTCTAACATGAGCGTTATACGAGATAGCATCTCACGTGCCGTTGCACCTTTGTTAGCTAGTACAGCAACTGTTTTTTCTGAGTGAAATAAAACAAACCATAGAATATATGCAACAGATGAAATAGATTTACCGGACTGTCGACAAGCCAATACGATATTAAATCTATTCTTATTAAATGATTCGAACATTTTCTCTTGATATGGATATAGATCGAAGTCAACTAAGCCTTCATCAAGAGAAATAACTTTACAATATTTCTTTGCAAAGTGTATAGGATCTTTCATACACTTCTGATATTCTATAATTTCTTCTTGGGTCCACGATGTGACAATACCGTCACGTTTTACATTTGGATTACCTAAATATCCATCATTCATCTTTTAATCTGGGCGTCAAATCTATCACGTTATTAGCTGGCTTTGCAGTCTTTTCTACATCCTGTAACATTCTTTGTAAATCAGTTGTAGAACCGATAAACAAATTATTATTTGTTGTGCCTTCAGCCTTCATAGGGATATCACTTTTATTGATATCTTTATTCTTTTTATTGAGATCCATCAACTTGTCATTTACATCACCGACATTCTTAATCATACCTGATAAGACTTCGATAGCACGAGGATGCTCGGACTGTTGAGCAATCTCAATAGCCAAGTCAAGTGCATCTTTACCTTTCTCGATTAGTTCGTAATATGTTTGTCGAGAATATTCGTAGTCATTTGCAATTTTATCACTATCCATAACTCACCTATAAATCGCTATCACCATAGTAAGTAGTATTGTAACCTTGAAATCCAGGATCACTAGGCGTTAAACTAAAAAACTTCGGCGTATAATGTACACTAAATCCAAACTCATCTGAATCATCATCATTAAAATCGTAATTGACAATAGATCTCTGTATAACGTTTTTACCTTTATCGATCGGACCATAGAAAGCTGTTTTCATTTCGAAGTCTAAAACATATTGTAATACACTTCTATCTTGCAGTGCACCTTCAAAATCAGAAAGATAAGAAACGCCTTGTAAAGTGATAGGTATATCTTCTAATATATCACTATATTCTGCAAATGGTTTCATAGTCAATGTATATTGTGGACTAAAGAATGGTAAAATTTGTTCCACTACTTGTAATGCATCATCTTGTGCTTTTGCATATACAGTTAAAGAAAAAGTTATATTATATGGTACAGATCTTGTAACAATATCTTTTTTAGAACCGTGATCATCAATAGTATTATTATGAAATGTTTTATTTAATTTTTGTAATTGCCTTGTATCATCATAGATGTATGAAGTAATCTCGAAAGACATACGAGGTAGCTTGAGTGCAACAGCCTCATCTCTTTGTATATCTTGTAGACCTTGTATACGTTCGATATACTTATCACGAGGAGCATATGCTAATGGTACTCGTACTGTACTAATAACACTACCAGCTGAATCCTTTCGAATTACGTATAAGTTAGTAAATAGCGAACCAAACGCGGCTACGCATTTTCTAACCTTCTGATGATAAAAGTGTGGACCGAACATTTCTTATCCTATTTGTTTATGATACTCATAATCTCTGGACTAATAATATTATCTTTACCAAAAATCCTTTGAGTAGTCTTATCTGTTTCTTTATAATATTTGTCAGCCATTTCATCTAAAAAATCTTCAAGGTGATTTGAATGTGGTATCTGTTTACTATTGATCATATCATTTACAGTCTTAATATATCCTTGTACTTCTGTAAATCCTACTTGAGGATGTACGCCGTACTGTTGCATATATTCAATGGTTGCCGTACTTGCTCGTCCGCCATCCATTAGATTACGATACATCAATTCAAATCCACGTCTTACGTGATGCCTTTTCTCAGATTCTTCAAACTCCTCTTCTGACCAATCTTCCACGCCATGAGCTTCTTTTAAATTATTATACGCATTAATTAACGTAGCAATATCTTTAAAAGAACCATTTATTTTACTTTCCATCATTTCTATGCCAACAAAAGCTGCACGTAATTTAGCACTTAAAACTTTATTATCAGGATCATTGAATAGTTTATCTTGTAACTTCTCAATGTTTCTTAATGCTTTAGCATGACTCACCTGAGCTTCAGCCAATGCCATCTTACGTTTCTCAGTTTCTGCCAATACTTGTCTCATCATTCTCATAGGTGAATGACCATTAAGCATTGTAAGACTCATCATCGCCAAAGTAGATTGAGAATTATTCCTATCAAAGAATTTAGTTTTCTCATCTAGCTCAGGCAGATATTCATTTACGATCGCAACAGCCTGTGGATTGATCTTACTCTTAGATACAGGAGTAATACCAAATGTTACTGGGTCAGTTGCTTTTAATTCTGTATTTTCCGTTTTCTTAACGATTTCACTCATAATAAATCCTTAGTTATAATATACTATTTATATAGCTGTTATGAAGGAGACCCCGAGAATCCACATCCCATACCTTTAGCTTGCTGTAGATTACCGAAATCAGAAGCATTTCCTGTAGTTTGTATAGTTACATATCCAATTCTATCATATCTAGTGTAATTAGGGGCGGGACCAGTACCGCCAGCCATTACCATTCTTGTGTCATTAGATGTACCTGCTGGACTGCTTGCTAAATCAAGAGCATCACCAAAATCTGTACCATTTCCTGTAGTTTGTATTGTAATGTATTCTATAGCATTTGTACCGTAAGCACCGTTATAGCCTTGAGCAAAAACTCCTCTAGTAGCATCTGAACCAGTTGCACGAGTAAAACCACGTTGAAGCAAATTACCAAAATTTGTACCGTTGCCAGTAGTTGCCATAGTTATATAATCAAGAGCATATACTTGACGATTAGCTACAGAACCAGATATACTTGTTGTACCTAAGTTATATACGCCTCTCGTGGCATCTTCCACACCAGAACAATTATAACAGTTTGCAGTTGTATTTCCAAAATCACTAGCATCACCGGTCGTAGCTATTGTAACATAATCTATTGTATCAGTAAATGTTCCAGACCATGTTCCTGTTCCAGTTTGTTTACCACCGACAGTAAGAGCACGAGTTCCATTAGAAAGTGCTGTGGGATAATATCTTGCTACACTTAAATTACCAAAATTTTGAGCGTTTCCTGTGCTTGCAATTGTTAAATACGATATTTGATCATCACCATCGCCATTGCTTAACTTACGGCCCATCATTAATCCGCGAGTTTCGTTAGAAGTACCAGCTGCTTCTCTTGTTGCATTAATCATATCTCCAAAATCACTAGCATTACCGGTAGTCGGTATACTAATGTAATCTATCTGATTTATTACATTTGAAGTAGGTGTAGTAAAACCTCCAGCAAATATACCTCTATCACCATACGCAAGAGGAGGTGGTACATATTGTATAAATGGTTTAACAGTTGTATCAGGCTCTCTAATGAATGTTGAACCAGCACTATCACCTGTACTACTAAATTGAAATAATCTAGCTCTATCGAATACATCTGACCCGTTAACATTATCTGCATATGTCATCCAATAAAGTTTTCTACCATCAGGAGAAAAGGTGAATGTTCCAGATATTCGTGCGAAATCAATACCATTTGGTAAGTTAGTTAATTCGACTTGGCTATGATAACTCATAGTTGTAATGTCATATGGAGTACTTAAAGTAGCCTTCACTAAGCTTACTCTCATAGAAGTATTTCCATTTCCACCAGCATCAAAAGCTGAATCATTCCATACCTGAGTAAGAAAATATCTTTCAGTACCATCATGATTAAATTGACCGCCGTTTGCAGCTCCTAATTTGCGTGTTCGTTGAGCAAACGTTGATCCATCAGCATCAGAATCAGCATATAAAGTATGAGTATGATCTACAATATTTTGTGCAGTAAAATTAGAAGTTACTGTAGATAGATCATATGGCGTACTAAATGTTTGTTCAATACTTGCACCTCTATTATTAGACCATCCACTAACTAAGGAATATCCG